ACGTTTGCTGTTGGCACAACCACAGCGGCCCCTTGCGTGGTTCCCGCTGGTGCAATCATCAACCACATTTTCTTCTTGCAAACCACAGCGCCTTCAGCGTTGACAGGTGGCGTGATCACTGTGGCTATCGCTGGCGTTGACGTGGGTACAATTACCCCCACAACATCCGGTGGCCGTATTGGTATTTCATTTACAGCCTCCGCGGCTGTGGCCACAGTGTTGAATAACGTTGGTACAACAGACGCAACCATCACGTTCACTGCAACAGCTATTACAGCTATTACAGGCACTTTGGCTGGCACGTTTGACATCCAGTACACATCGCGTAACCCTGACGGTTCTATCATCGCCTACGGCGCTGGCTACACCAACAACTAAGGACCGACATGCGTCAAGTAACAGTTGGAGCGGACGTTCTCGTCCCGATCGACCAGTACATTGCGCCGGTCAACGTTTCTTACGTTGCCACCGGCGGTGGTACCGTTCAGATCTCTTACACTGACCCATTCCCACTGGACGCGCAAGGGTACCCTGTACCCACCGCCCCAGTGATGACTTGGGTCTCGGCGCCAGCCAGCCCTATCGCGAACCAGCCTTTCCGGGCTATTCAGGTAACTGGCGGCACTAACTCTACGCTTACTGTAATCCAAGCCGGAGTTCGATAATGGGTAACGCCTACTACGGCGGTATCTATTGTGACACGCGCGGGCAGTCTGTACTGTCCGTCGCTGTCTGCGATCGTTGTAATCGCAAAATGTCGTACACGCTTTTAAAATCGGATCCTAACTTTCCCGGTCTCATGGTATGCCCTGACGATCTGGATCAGTTCGACCCGTGGCGTCTTGCGGCTATTCAAACCGAAAATATCACACTCAGGCACCCAAGGCCTGATGTTTCCGTTGCCATTCCGGGCAAGGGGGGTCTTATTACAAACGCGCCTAACGTGGCTAATATCAACCAAGGTCCTGATATGCTTGGTGATGGTACAGGTAATTCAATGACACCCGCAACGTATGGCAACACATCTAGCACACCTACACCCGGCGACCTTGAGGTAACATAAAAAATGGCTGACATAAGCATACTCCAATTACCACCGGCAACGTCTGTAGGCGCAAACGACGTCACGGTTATTGTTCAAAACGGCATCACTAAAAAAGCCGCCGTCACGGTATTTCAAAACGGCATAGTTGGACCACAAGGCCCCGCAGGCCCACAGGGACCACAGGGCATAGCAGGCACCCCCGGAGCACAGGGTGCACAGGGCGTACCCGGCCCCGGTGGCCCACAGGGCGCGCAGGGCGTTCCCGGAGTACAGGGCGTACAAGGCCCCGTCGGCGCACAGGGCAACACGGGACCCACAGGAGCCACAGGCACGGCGGCAACGGCCACAGCGGGCACCACAACAACAGGAGCCCCCGGGTCTTCAGCAACGGTTGTTAACTCTGGCACAACGTCGGCCGCTATTTTTGATTTTACAATTCCAAGAGGTAACACAGGCGCAACTGGCGCAACTGGCGCGGTAGGCCCCGGAGTGGCCGCTGGTGGTGTTGCTGGTCAGGTTTTAATTAAACAAAGTAACGTAGATTACGCAACAGCTTGGGGTAGTGTTACTGGCGGATTGTCTTACCAAGGTTCTTGGAACGCGTCAACCAACACACCAACGCTGGTATCCAGCGCTGGAACCAACGGCAACTACTACATTGTCAGCGTTGCGGGCTCAACCAACCTGAACGGCATTACAGACTGGTTAGTCGGTGACTGGGCCATATACAATGGCACGGTCTGGCAAAAGATCGACCAAACAAACACGGTCACTTCAGTTAACGGCCAAGTAGGCGCGGTCAGTCTTGCGTACGCAGACCTAGCCGGCGCTATTCCAACATGGAACCAAAACACAACTGGCACGGCGGCTAACGTCACAGGTACGGTGGCCATTGTAAACGGCGGTACAGGGCAAACATCTGCAGGCGCAGGGTTTAACGCTTTATCGCCAATTACAACAACCGGCGACTTAATTTTAGGCAACGGCGCAAACAGCGCAACACGCTTGGGCATTGGGGCTAACGGCTACTTGCTAACCTCTGACGGCACAACAGCATCATGGCAACCAGCGCCAGCCGCTGGCGTTACTTCTTTTAGCGCAGGCACAACAGGCTTTACACCATCAAGCGCAACCACAGGCGCAGTTACACTTGCAGGCACACTGGTTGTTGGTAATGGTGGCACTGGTGCAACAACCTTGACAGGCTATGTCAAAGGCGCTGGTACAACAGCATTAACAGCGTCAGCAACAATTCCAAACACAGACATCACTGGTTTGGGAACAATGTCTACACAGGATGCAACCTCTGTTGCTATAACTGGTGGCACAATTAACGGCGCAACAATTGGCGCTACAACAGCGGCGGCAATCACAGGAACAACAATTACAGCTTCAACTAAATTTAGTGGCTCTAATTACGACGCAAGCGGTTCAGGCGGGGGTTCTTTAAGAACTAGTAGCGGCTCGGCTTGTTTGCAATGGGGTGCGGGTGGTGGTGTTAACTTGACGCTTGATGGCGCGTTTAACATGAACCCCGCCAACGCAACTATTTCTATTGCTCCAACAGGCACAGGAACATTGACAGTTAACCCTGCAACAGCAGGCACGATCAACAACATGGTTATTGGTGGAACAACCGCCGCCGCAATAACGGGCACGACTATCACCGGAACAGCTTTTGTTGGTATCTCAGGAGGCACATTCTGATGGACTCGCAAGACCTGTTCAACGCGGCTATAACGTTGTCTGGTGCTTTTGGTGGTTGGATCTTAAAAACAATCTGGGACGCCATCAAGGACCTCAAGACAGAGGTTAGAGAATTAAACCGCGAGGTCAACCAAGACTTTGTTCGACGTGAAGATTTTAAAGACGCCATCGGTGAAATTAAAGACATGCTCAATAAGATTTTTGACAAGTTGGACAACAAGGCGGACAAGTGAAATGGGTAGTTTTAGCACTGGTCATTTGTTTATTAGTCGGTGCTGAAGCCAAAGTTGGTTGCCACGTAAGAGAGTTTTACGGGATAGCGTACACCGTTCACGACCCCACAGAACGACACACCAAGATGATGTCGTGGTTAAAACAAAACGCGCAGTACTGCAAGTCTTCGGACTTTACTGTTATTTGGAACAACTTAGCAGAGTGGGCTGGTGCGGCAGACAGCACATATCTCAGAGCCGAAATTGTTCATGGGTACAAAGAAGCGCTTGAAAGGGAGAAAAAATGATCGACAAGATACGGTTGTTCCCAATGGTAGACGCCACGGGGTACCCAGATAAAACAGACGCAGAAACGCGCAGAATTTTAAAACACCAAGAAGAATATCGGCAGGCTTTAAAGGCTAAAAAAGTTGAAATTGAAATTGACGAGTTGTTAATGGATTTGTACAACAAAAAAGCCCAACAACAGTTGCTTAGACTTCAAATTTTCAACAACCGCAAGTTGGACGTTTATGTATGATAAAGAAAACGGTACGCAAAACACCAATCGAGGTGAAAGACAAGCTGACGCTGTGGGTGACGTTAATGGTAAGCGCGACCCTGTGCATTTCAGTATTGGCCATGGTAATCAGCTTTATGCTCGGTTTGTGGGCCAAGGAAGTGGACAACGCAGAGATATTCAAGATGATTTCACCCGCGTTTTCTACTCTTATCGGCGGCATGATTGGGTTCCTGTCTGGTATCAAGTTGATGCAGAACGACGACAAAAAACACCACTGTAAGGACTAATGATGTTTGATATTTTATCTGGTGGCCTACTAGGCTCTATTTTCGGCGGTATCTTCCGCATGGCACCCGAGGTGCTCAAGTTCTTTGACAAGAAAAACGAGCGCCAGCATGAACTGTTAATGTTCTCCCGACAGTGCGATTTAGAGCAACTAAGAGGCGCACAGAAACTCGCAGAAATTGGCGCTCAACGTGAAGCCGCGGTGGACGTGGGTGTCATGGACGCTTTTAACAGCGCCATTCAACAGCAGGCGGACATGGTCAAAGCCGCGGGTGGGTGGGCCGCATCTTTATCCGCATCTGTCAGGCCGGTTGTAACGTACTGGGTTCTGTTTATTTGGTCGTTTATCCACGTCTGGTTTGCGTGGAACGCGTGGCTTGCTGGCGCCCTTCCTATCGAAGTCTTTAAAACAATGATGACACCAGACTTCTCGGCCCTCTTGGCCGGGACAATAAATTTCTGGTTCCTCGACCGTACATTGGCCAAGCGTGGGCTATGAACTTAGAACTTGCGGCGGCATTCTGCCGTCAGTTTGAGGGCTACAGGGCCAAACCCTACCTGTGCCCTGCCGGTGTGGCCACCATAGGGTACGGGTCAACCTACTACTCAGACGGTCGCAAGGTGACGCTAGAAGACGCCCCCATGGACGAGCCTACAGCTAGGGCGCTTTTGATGACAGAGTTAGAGCATAACTACCTGCCCGGTGTGTTGCGTAACTGCCCCATACTAGCGGCGGACGAGCGCAGGTGTAACGCCATCGTGGACTTCGTTTACAACCTTGGAATAGGCAGATTACAGACCTCTACACTCAAACGCAAGATTAACGCGCAGGACTGGGAGGGTGCCAAGGAGCAGTTAATGTTATGGACCAAGGGCGGCGGTAAGGTTTTGCCCGGTTTGCTTAAAAGACGAACGGCCGAATGCGCTTTACTTTAAGGGCATAACGGCCCTTTTTTGTGGGTAATTATCTATAGGAGCGCAAGACTATGGCACGAGAACACGACAAACCTATTCCCCGTAAAACCACGGGAAAAGACAAGACGTATAACCCCACCGATAAAGGTGCTGGAATGACGGCTAAAGGCCGTGCCGAGTACAACGCCAAGAATAATTCAAACTTGAAACCACCCGCGCCAAACCCTAAGACCAAGGCAGACGCGGGCCGTAAAGCAAGTTTTTGTGCAAGGATGGAGGGTGTGGTTGCAAAGTCTAAAGGGCCTGCAGAACGCGCTAAAGCCTCTTTGAAAAGTTGGAACTGCTAATGAAACCCGGACTCTACGCGAATATTCATTTAAAAAGAGAACGTATCGAAAACCAAAAGGCTACGGGCAAACCCGTGGAAAAGATGAGAAAACCGGGCACAAAGGGTGCACCAACCGCGCAGGCGTTCAAAGACTCTGCTAAAACAAAAAGGAAATAAAATGGCTTCTAGTTACAAACCCCGCATTGACCACTCTAAAAAGGGCTACGAGTCCGAAGGCGCAGACATAGCACAGGACAAGAAGGTCGTTAAAAAAGCGTTCAAGATGCACGATGAGCAAGCCCACGGTGGCGAGAAGACAGACATGTCCAAGCTCAAAAAGGGTGGCCGCGCTAAGATGAAAGGCACAGTACGCACGTACAAGGCCGGTGGTTTGATTGGTGTTAAGAGCGACGACAAACAACCTAACGCTAAAGGCCCTAAGAAAGTTGCTGAGAAGTTCAACATGGGTGGTGCGTGCTAAATGCCCATCAAGTCTAAGTCCCAAGAACGTTTGATGCAGGGGGTGGCTCACTCCCCCGAGTTTGCCAAAAAGGTAGGCATCAAGCAGTCTGTGGGAAAAGAGTTTGTGAAAGCAGGCCCCGCTCAGAAGAAACTTCCAGAGCGCATTAAGAAAAAATAATGGCAAGTAACTACAACAACACCTCGAACACAACTGCGCAGACCATTATCACGGTCGACCAGTTGATTTCGTTTGCCTACAGCGAGGCTGGCAAGCTGGCCGAGGAGTTGACGCCAGAGTACGTCAATAGGGCCCGTCAGGCCCTTTGGTACATTCTAATTAACCTGTCTAACCGCGGCGTGAACCTGTGGTTGTTGGAATACATTGTGATGGGCAGTTCTGCCCAGACGCGCCAGTACGAGATGCCACGTGGCACCGTGGACGTGCGCGAGGCCAACTACCGACAGATGACGCGACCAAGCACCGTGTCTGATAGCACGGGCGGCGCGTTCAACACGAACAATATTGACCTTGAATATACGATTGCCGCGGGTGGTTCAGCAACGGCCACGTACAACGCAACACGCTTTTTAAGCGCGGGTTTTTATTCTGACACACGCAACGTCACACTGAACGTGGAATACAGCTACGACGGCATCACGTGGGTTGCGGTGACCACCGTGACAAACAGCGCCGCCAACCCATGGGGCTACACGCAGATTGACGGTTCGCCTCAGGCAATTTACTGGCGCCTGCGTAACACGTCTGCGGTGTCTGTAACAGTGCGCGCGATCTCTTTGGCCTCAGTGCAACAAGACATACCCATGGCCCGCTTGAACCGCAACGACTACTACAGCCTGCCAAACAAAGACTTTATGAGCACACGCGCGCTACAGTTTTGGTTTGATCGTCAGGTGACTCCCGTTATAAATTTGTGGCCAGTGCCACAAAATGCTTTTCAAACGTTTCAATTTATTATTGAGTTGCAACCACAAGACGTGGGCACACTCACAAACGAGATTGCTATTCCAGACCGTTGGGTGCCTGCGATTCAGGCTCAGTTGTCACACAGGCTGGCCAAGTTGTTGCCCGGCATTGACCCCGCAAGAATTAACATGTTGAAACAAGATGCCGCAGAGGCTACGCTGTCTGCTGAAGAAGAAGACCGCGATAAGTCCCCCATCTATTTCCGCCCCAACGTTAGCTACTACACCCGATAAGGAACCATTCAAATGGCTCAAGCAGGATACACCCCCATACAACTTTACTACAGCACCACAGCGGCGGCTGTGCCTGTCAACACGAACCTATCAAACGGCGAACTGGCAATCAACATTGCCGACGTGGCTTTGTTTGCTAAAAACTCGGCTGGTGTTGTTAAGCGCATTATGAACAACCCCGCTAGTTTGAAGTACCCAATTACTGACGGTTCAGCAAATCAGGTTATTTCAACTGACGGTGCAGGTAACCTAACTTTTTCTACACCTTCTGCGGGTGTAACAACTGGCAAAGCCATTGCAATGGCAATGATTTTCGGATTCTAAGGAGCTAATATGGCAAACCCAAATATTGTTGCTGTTACAAGTATTTATGGCAACACATCATACTTAGTGCCAACAGGCACAAGCGCAACCGCATGGACAGCATTAACCCCCGCGGTTGGTACTGTGAACAAGATCGACAACATTGTCGCGTCTAATGTCACATCAAGTGCGGCAAACATCACGGTGTCAATCAACAGTGCAGTTTCTGGTGGTGGTACAGCGTACCGTATCGCTTATCAGATCAGTGTGCCACCAAATGCGTCGTTGATTGTTGTTGACAAAACAACGGCGTTTTATCTTGGTGAAGCGCAGTCTGTTGTTGTGACCTCTGGTACAAACAACGCAATTGAAATGACAGCTAGCTTCGAAGCAATCACCTAATCGGAGGTCTTATGGGACTTCGATATACGGGCGGGATTCTCTCAGCCGGTTTAAACGGCATTAACTACCCTGTCACAGCGGTGGAATACTTATGTGTGGCTGGCGGCGGTGGTGGTGGCGGAGCCGCTGGCGCAACACCAGCAGGCGGTGGCGGTGCGGGTGGTCTTTTGACTGCTACAGGATATGCTGTAACTATTGGTTCAAGCATCACAATTACGATTGGCGCTGGTGGCGCTGGTGGTGTGGGAAACACATCCAGTGGTAGTGCGGGCGTTAATTCTGTATTTGGTTCTATAACCGCAACTGGTGGTGGGTATGGCGCAGTTATTAGCGCCGCAGGTGGTGCAGGCGGTTCTGGTGGTGGTGGTAGTTACGGTGGTGCAGGCGGTGCTGGAACATCTGGGCAAGGTAATTCTGGAGGCTCTGGCACTACAAGCAATCAACAAGGTTCTGGTGGCGGTGGTGGCGCTGGGTCTGCTGGAGTAAATGGTGCGGCTTATGTTAGCGGCGCTGGTGGTGCTGGTCTTGTTTCATCTATTTCAGGCGCACAAGTTCAGTACGCTGGCGGTGGCGGTGGCTCTTTATACTTAGGACTTGTTAATGGATTAGGTGGTGGTGCAGGTGCAGGAAATGGCGGCATCTACAACAATCCGGGAAATTTTCCTTTTTGCGCTGGCGGTGCGGCACTTCCAAACACAGGCTCTGGCGGCGGTGGAGGTGCTGGTATTGCTAATGGCGGCACAGGCGGCTCTGGCATCGTAATAATCCGCTACCCATCTTACTTAGCCCCCGCTACATCAACAACAGGATCACCAGAAACATACGTCACAGGCGCATGGCGTGTGTACAAGTTCATAGCATCTGGAACAATTACATTCTGAGGATATATGGCACAAGGTCTTTTTACTCTCAGACAAGTTAACCAAGCCATTCGTCAAGGCGCATGGTCAGCATTTAATCCACCTCAATTTGTAGAGTATCTTTGCGTTGCTGGTGGCGGTGGTGCTTCTAGAGGTGGCGGTGGTGCGGGTGGCTTATTAACAGGTATGGTTCCTGTTACGGCTGGTGCTTCTTATACAGTCACGGTTGGCGGTGGCGGTGCAGGAGCAACTGATGCGTTGGCATCAAGTGGACAGAATTCAGTTTTTGGAACTATAACTTCATTAGGCGGTGGCGGTGGAAGTAGTGGTCAAAACGCTGGTTCTGGCGGCTCTGGCGGTGCTGGTGGAATAGGTAGTCCACTTACTATTGGCGGTCAAGGAACTTTAGGCCAAGGTAATCTGGGTGCTAATGGTTTTCTAGTACCGGGGACTGGAACTGCTGGCGGCGGTGGTGGAGGCGCTGGCACTATTGGACTTACAGGTGTTAATACACAGTGTGGCAATGGCGGTGCTGGTATTGCTAGTGCAATTACTGGAACGGTAACCGCTTATGCGGGAGGCGGTGCTGGCGGTTCTGATTTTGGTAGCATTGCTGGTGGAGTTGGTGGTGTAGGTGGCGGCGCAAATGGTGTTATTAACTCTGGAACAGTTTTTGCTGGAACCGCTAATACTGGTGGTGGAGGTGGCGGTACAAGCGGGGCATTTACAGGTGGTGCTGGCGGTTCAGGTATCGTAGTAGTCAGATACCCCGGCTCTGTGCAGTTTTACACTGGTGGGTCTGTTGGTTTGGCTGGCACTGCTGGTAGTGGAGCCAATAATGGATATTTTGTTACGCACAGTTTTTACACTTCAGGCACATTGGCTCCTACAACGCCAGTTAATTTAGCGCCTACATTACCTGCTAATACGGCAGTGTTCTATTCTTCTGGTTTATGGACAGCACCCGTAGGTGCAACACAAGTTCAATATTTGATTGTTGGCGGCGGTGGAGGTGGTGGTCGCGATCACGGTGGTGGTGGTGGTGCAGGTGGATTCCGTACTGCAACTGGTTTAGCTGTAACTGCTGGGACTACTTACGCTGTGACTATTGGTGCGGGTGGTAGTGGTGGTGGGAACATACCTTCATCTAATGGTGGAAGTTCTATTTTTAATGGAATTACATCATCTGGCGGAGGCGGTGGCGCAATAAACTTAACCGCTGGACTTAATGGTGCATCTGGTGGCGGCGGGGCAAGAAACGCCAACGCTGGAGGTACTGGAATAGCAGGTCAAGGCAATGCTGGCGGTACAGCCGCCCTGTATTCAGGAGGTGGTGGCGGTGGCGCTAGTGCCGCAGGAGCCAATGCACCTGATAATAATAATGGCGGTAATGGTGGTGCTGGTACTGCGTCTTCTTTAATTGGAACTTCTACATACTATGCAGGTGGCGGTGGAGGTGGGGCTTACCCATCGGCATACGCAGGTGGTACGGGCGGAGTTGGTGGTGGTGGTAATGGCGGAAGTTATCAAGGTACTGCTGGCACTGCGGGAGCGCCAAACACTGGTGGTGGTGGCGGTGCAAATTTCACTACTACCGCAGACTATGGATTGCCCGGCGGCTCTGGCATTGTGATTATTAAATGGAGTTGAAATGAGTCAAACTTTATTAGGTGGATTCCTTTCCGCAACCTTTAACCCACTGTCTGGTGCGCCTACGACTGTTGAATACCTAGTGGTCGCTGGTGGGGGTGGTGGTGGGTTTGGTTATGGAGATGGCGGTGGTGGCGCTGGCGGTCTTTTGACTGCGGCTGGTCTTGCTGTTGCGGCTGGTTCTGCTTTGACTGTGACTGTGGGTGCTGGTGGCGTATCTGTTAACAGTGCTGTTGCCACAAATGGCGGTAATTCTGTTTTTAGTTCTATTACTGCTACAGGC